CAACGACGCCTACGAGTACCTGCGGCCATACGCGCCGGTGTGGCGGTCATGAGCAAGCCGGCGAAGAAGACCACCAAGAGCAAGAAGACCACCAAGAACACGATGACCGCGAAGCAGTACGCCCAGTACCTGCGGTACGTCAACAAGAAGTACCCGAAGACAAAGTCGAAGACCGGCACGAGCAAGACGACGGGGACGAAGAAGACGGCCACCCTGGCCGGCCCGTGCTCGCCGTGGTTCGTCACCGGCGGCAACCACATCGCGGGCACGTGCACGATGACGGCGGTCGCGAACAGCCTGCTGCTGGCCACCGGCCTGCGCGCCACTGACGAGGAGATCCTCGCGTTCGACGAGGCCCTGTCCATCGAAGACGCGATCGAGCTGGCCGGCTGCCGCGGGCTGGCCGGCGTCCAGCTGGCTGACGCGTGGCCGCTCGCCGCGCCGGAGCCCGGCTGCGTGGTCCGCCTGGACCTCGAGGAGGGCAGCCATGCGGCGCTGCTGGCCGGGGATGGCCTGATGGTGTCGTGGGGTGGTCTCGTGCCGGCGCGCGGGCGGGCCGCCGAGGCGTGGGCGCTGGACTGGAATGCGGGGGCCGGGCGATGATCGGCCGCCGCGTCGCGTCCCTTGGCGAGATAGAGCGGCCAGGCGACTACTGCGGTCCCATCAAGGGCTACACGGGCGATCTCGAGGCGTGTTTCTTCCTGAAGCCCAACGCCCGTGATGAGGGCGTGCCGGCCCGGGCGCGCAGCATCAATCACGTCACATTCCCGCCGCACACCTACCGCGAGTGCCCGGACGGCTCGCTGGAGATCCGGGCGAGCATCAGCAACCTGCTCGCCGGTGATGTCGGCGGCGCGAGTGACGACGGCTGGCATGGCTGGCTCGATGAGGGCCACGTCTGGAGGCAGGCGTGAGCGGCGACCGGCAGCTCGTCCGCGAAGCCGTCGCCGCCTACTTCGGCGGCACCCTCGTCACCGCTGATGCCGGCATTTGTTACCAGAATGGCGATCTGACCAGCAGCGGACTGGGCACCGCCTACCCGTACAAGATCAAGTCCGGGGCGCCCGACCAGTACTACACCGCAGGCATGGCCGCCGGCGCAGCGTGGGGCGCGGTCATGACGGTCAGCATCGGCCCGGTGAAGATCGCCCGCCGGCCGGACGGCGCGATGGGCGGCCCCACATCAGGCTGGCGGTCCCGGCACTACACGACCCGGTGCAGCTTCGAGGCGATCAGCGAGTTCCCGCATCTGGAGACCGCCGAGGAAGCCCTCGACAACCTGATCGACGCGTGGCTTGACCTGTTCTACCTCGACCGGACGCTCGGCACGACGAACGCGGAGCTGTACGGCGCGCAGGGTGGCCGGCTGATCATGCAGGCCGGTGAGGGCACGCCGGGGATCAGTGTCGGCGAGCCGGGCGAGTGGATCGTCACCGAGCGCGGCCGGGCGGTCGGCGGGATCGCGGTCACTTTCGACTGCCTGACCATGGTGGAGGCCTGATATGGCGCAGTACCAGTACGCAGGGCCCGGCCCGCACGACGACGGCGAAGGCGGCATCGTCCGGCCGGGCGACGTCCGCGAGTTCGGCGAAGAGCCGGACTGGGGGCCGTGGCGCCTGCTGCCCGGACCGGAGCCAGACGGCGCTGAGAAGGCCGCTGAGCCTCCGGCCACCCAGGCACCCGCGCCCACGCCCGTTAGGCCGCCCACGGCCGCCACGCCCCCGCCCGCACCCAAGCAAGGGGAATGACCGATGGTCGCGCTCTACCCGGTACAGGAACGCGAGCTTTACATCATCAAGGAGGTGACCCCGGGCACCGTGCCATCCGGCGCCCCCGGCACCCCTGTCCCGTTCAGCACCCTCAAGCCGTCGAACAAGCCCATGTGGCTGAAAGACGAGTCGTTCCAGGGGTCGATGGGCGGCAGCTACGGCGTCTACCAGGGGCCGCTGATCGGTGCCGTCGACCTCGGCGGCAGCGTGTTCGGCGACACGTTCGGCCACTTCCTGCTCAACGTCCTCGGCGACCTGACATCCGTCGGCACCACCACCACGCCGACCGCCACCACGTCGTCGTCGATCGCCGCCGGTGTCACCGCGCTCCCCGTCGTCTCCGGTGGCTCGTCATTCACCTCCGGCATGTACATCGAGCTGGAAGACACCGGCACCCCGGCCGCCACCGAGATCGTCGAAGTCGGCTCCGGATCCACGGGCACGTCGATCGTGCTGAACTCGGCGACACCCACCCGGTTCGCGCACGCCACCGCGATGACGGTCGCCAACACCGGCGCCCCGTACACGCACTACTTCTCGATGCTGAACGGCCTGACGGGCGCCCCGTACGCCGGGCAGGCCGCGCAGCCGGCCACGCACACCATCACCGACCGGACCGGCATCCCCGCCACCGGCCTCGCCGACCAGTACTCGTACATGTGCATGTCGGAACTCGTGATCACCGGCAACGCCGAGAAGCTGCTCGCCTGGACCGGCAAGGCCACCTGCTACACGCGGCAGATCCCCGGCTCGGCGGTGAGCACCGAGAATGTGTCCTCGGTGCAGCCGTACCCGTCGTGGGAGTCCACCACCGGCGTGGGCGGCCCCGTCAGCACGAACCAGGTGAAGAACGTCGCCGAGTGGGCGGTGACGATCCCGCGCGCCGTCAAGCCGTACAACACCAACCAGGGCGCGCAGACCCCGTTCGCGATCGGCCGCGGCAAGATCGAGGACATCCCCTTCAAGCTGACGTTCTCCCCGTCGATCGACGACACGGCGCTGACCGACATGCTGACCAACGTCCAGCCGCAGCTTCAGTTCATCGCCAGCAACGGCCTGTCCGGCGCGAGCCTGGTCAAGGTGCAGGTCGACATCGGGTTCGGCGCCTACTTCACGTCCGACATCAACGACGCCAGCGAGCTGTTCGGCTACGACGTGTCCGGGAACGCGCCGCACACGGCCGCGAGCTTCACCGGCCCGCAGGGCGGCGTGCTGTACGGCGCGTCCGGCGGCAAGTGCGCCGTCAAGGTCGCGCTGACCTGCCCGACCCCGATGTTCTAGGAGGACCAGTTGCGACACGAGCTTGAGTCCGGCGCGTGGGTCGACATGACCCCCGTGGACGAGCTGCGCGGCAGGGACCGCGACCGGTACGAGCGCGCCGTCCGGTTCCAGCTGCCCGTCACCGAGACCGGCGACCTGGACGCGGTGCGCGGCGTCGCCGAGCGCATCGACAGCCGCGTGGTGCGCCGCAACGCCGCGATGGGCTGCTTCATCACCGCGTGGTCGTACGGCCTGCCGGTGCCGGGCCTGGACGAGCTGGGCCGGGTCGCGCACCCGGAGGTGATCGGCGACTACCCGATCGGCGACGAGGACGAGATCGAGGCGCTGATCGCGCCCTATCTGGCGAAGCTGCGGCGGCCGGACCCAAAAGAGACGACTACATCCAGCTCGAACGGGCGATCAAAGGCCAGGGCCGTCTCCCCGACGGGCTGAGCCCGGAGGACTGGGAGGACATCCAGTACCTGCTGAGGTTCCCGACGATGACCAGGGAGTTCCGGGCGGACCTGCCGGCCGGGGTGGCGAACTGGCTGATGCCCGCCGCGGTCACCTACGACCACGTCAGGCGCTAGGAAGGAGGAGCCGGTGGCGATCACCGTGGCGCAGCTGCCCGGCTACCTCCGCAAGATCGCGGACGACCTGAAGGAACGTGCGCCGATCGCGGCCGCGGACGCGATGGCGAACGCCTACATCCGGGTCGTCGTCCAGTCGATGAAGGGCGATTCGCCGTCACCGCCGGGCACGCCGCCGGCCAGGGTGACGGGCACGCTGGCCCGGTCGATCCGCCGCGGCGCCGGATACCGGTCGGGCCCCTGCTCGTACACGGTCAGCGTCGCACCCCACACCGCGTACGCGCGGATCCAGCAGCTCGGCGGCGACATCTACCCGAAGCACGACATTGGCGGCCGGGCGGGCCGCGGCCTGACCGTGCTGGGCAAGAACGACATGAGCCCTGGTTTCCTGTCGACCCACCGCGGCAGCATCGACCTTGGCTTCCCCGGCAAGTACGGCGCCGGCCTGGGTTACCTGCGGTGGACGTCCGGCGGCAAGGTGCACTTCAGCCAGCACGTCTACCTGCCCAGGCGCCCCTACATGGTCATGTCGGACGAAGCCCGGACCGGCTGCCACGACGCGGCCGCGCAGGCGCTGCAGGACATGCTGAAGAGCGCGGAGTGATGCGCCGTGGCTGACGAGCTCGAGCCGGTCACCCAGCAGTTCATCGCCGACCTGTCGGACTACATCGAGCCGCTGGAAGAGGCTTCGGACGAGACCGAAGGCTTCGCCGACGTCACCGAGCAGGCCACCGAGAACCTGTCGGGCTTGCGGGACAAGGCGTCGGAGACCGGCGGCAGCCTGGGCGAGCTGGGTACGGCCGCGGATGAGGCGGACACGTCGCTGGGCGGCCTGGCCGCGTCCGAGAACGACGCCACGGCGTCGACGGACGCGTTCGCTGACTCGGTCGCCAGCATGCGCGACAAGGTGTACGAGGCCTACCCCGGCATCGACGAGGCCACGGCGGCGCTGCTGGCCGAGTCGGCGGCCGCGGACGAGGCCGGCCTGTCGAACGAGGGCTACGCCGCGTCGCTGGGCAACATGAGCGCGCAGGGCGACGGCCTGTACGCCACTCTCGCGCAGATCAAGGACATCCTCGGCGGGGCCGGGATCGGCGAGTCGCTGACCGTCGGGGTCTACGGCCTGAACAAGTTCTTCATCGACGCCGACGACGGAGCCAAGACCGCGAAGACGGCCATCACCGGGCTGCGCACCGAAGCGTCGCTGCTCGACGACGCGATGCTGAAGTCGGCGAACAAGACCCGGGATTTCTGGGAGGCCGTCAACGCGCTGAACCCGGAACTGGGCTACAGCGGCCACATTTTCAAGGACGCCCGCTCGGCGCTGCGCGACCTGGGCGCCACCGAGGGCGAGGCGGCAGCCGGCGCGACGGCGCTGGCGAAAGCCCAGCAGGAGCTGGACTCCGCCGCCGGGGGCAGCGGCGGGTTCTTCGGCCTGATCGAGAAGATGTTCGGCGGCGGCAGCGACATCCCCGGCGGGGAGGACAGTTTCCTGCCACCCGGGTACCTCGGCGGCATCTGGAGCCTCACCAAGCTCGCCGCCAAGGGCTCGGCAGTTGTCGCCCTGTCGACCGAAGCCGGCGGGCTGGTCACCGGCGTATCGGCCGCGATCACCGGCCTGGTGCCCGCCGTCGTGCTCGCCATCCCGGCCGTCGAGTCCCTGGTGCACGCGTTCGGTGACAACCGCAAGGAACTGGCGAAGCAGCCTCCGGCGGTGCAGGAGGCCGTGAAGGGCCTGCGCGGCCTGGAACGCGAGTACAAGGCCG